ATGGCTGACCTTGGCAACGAACCGGGCGCCCTATCCGGTATTTGGGCCGCGAAGGCGCTTGGCGCCACGGCAGGCGCCGGCATTTCGCTGATCTACCTTCTGCCGAAAAGCCGGCGGGAGGCCGCGAGCCGCTTCATGACAGGCTTGAGCTGCGGGCTGATCTTCGGCGGCCCGACGGGGATATGGCTGACGACAAGGCTCGGGATCGGCGGACAGCTTTCCGGCGTCGAGGTGATGCTGGCGGGTGCGGCTGCCGCAAGCCTCTCCTCCTGGTGGGTGCTCGGCGCGCTTGCCCGTGTGGCGGAGAGGTTTGGGAGAGGGGCGGGCGGCGACTAGTTTTGATCGCTGCGACCAGAGTTTTTCACCCCACCCCAGCACCTCGTGCTGACCCTCCCCCTCAAGGGCAGGGTGTCGGCTGTGCCGACTTCAATAGCCTCTTACCCTAACCCTCCCGCCGCGGGGCAAAGGTGCCGGCAGGCGGCTGAGGCGCAATCACTCCAATACATCGCAGGAGAATCCCATGCACGCTTACCGCGGGCCGCGTCCCGCCATGCGCAAATTCGCCAATCTGGAGCTTGCCGGCGTCACCGGCGACGGTTCCTTTTCCGGCTATGCGAGCATCTTCGGCGAGGTTGACCTCGGCAAGGATACGATCGAGCGCGGCGCCTTCAAGAACTCGCTCATCGAGCGCGGCGCGAAAGGCGTGCGCATGCTCTACCAGCACGATCCGGCCGAACCGATCGGCGCCTGGAAGGTGATCCGCGAGGATGCCCGGGGCCTCTATGTCGAAGGCGTGTTTTCGCCTGGCGTAGCCCGTGCCCGCGAGGTGCACTCTTTGATGAAGAGCGGCGCGCTCGACGGGCTTTCGATCGGCTTCCGGACCGTCAAGGCAAGGAACGACGCCAAAGCAGGCGTTCGACGCATCCTGGAGGCAGACCTCTGGGAAATTTCGGTGGTGACCTTTCCGATGCTGCCCTCGGCCAGGGTCTCCAACGTCAAGCATGCACGGTTCTTCCGGGACAAGGAAACCGAGCTCGTCCGCCAGATGCGGCGGGCGGCGAAAGTGATGTTGAACTCCAGCTTCAAGGGAAAGACGATATGACGGAACAGGTGAAGATTGCCCCCGAGGTAAAAGCGGTGCCGGAGACGGTTACGGCTGCCTTCGACGATTTCATGGAAGCCTTCGAGACCTTCAAGGAGACGAACGACCGCCGGCTTGACGAGATCGACAAGAAGCTCTCCGCCGACGTGGTGACGCGCGAGAAGATGGACCGTATCAATCGCGCCATGGACGAGCAGAAGAAGGTGCTGGACCAGCTCGCGCTGAAGAAAGCCCGGCCGCCGCTCGGGCGTGGCGGCACCGATCTTTCGGCCGAAGCAACCGAGCACAAGGCAGCATTCGATGCCTATGTGCGCCGCGGCGAGGAGGCGGGCCTGCGCGAATTGGAGGCCAAGGCCTTTTCCTCCGGTACCGGCGCCGATGGCGGTTACCTCGTGCCGCCGGAGACCGACACGGAGATCGGCCGCAGGATTTCGGCCGTCTCCCCGATGCGGGCGCTCTCGACCGTCCGGACCGTTTCCTCGGCCGTGCTGAAGAAGCCGTTTGCCGCCTCCGGTCTTGCCACCGGCTGGGTCGCGGAGACGGCGGCAAGGCCGCAGACGGCGACGCCGCAGCTTTCCGAGCTTTCCTTTCCGACCATGGAGCTCTACGCCATGCCGGCCGCGACCCAGGCGCTGCTCGACGACAGCGCTGTGGATATCGAGGCCTGGATTGCCGGTGAGGTGGACATCGTGTTCGCCGAACAGGAAGGCGACGCCTTCATTCGCGGCGATGGCGTGAACAAGCCGCGCGGGTTCCTCTCCTATCCGACTGTGGCGGAGGAGGTCTGGGCCTGGGGCAGCCTCGGCTACGTGGCGACCGGCCGTGCAGGCGCCTGGGCAGCGAACGGTCCTTCCGACACGCTGGTCGACGTCGTCTATTCGCTGAAGGCCGGGCATCGCCAGAACGGCACTTTCATGATGAATCGCAAGACTCAAGCCGACATCCGCAAGTTCAAGGATGCCGACGGCAACTATCTGTGGCGCCCGCCGGCAAGCGCTGGCCAGCCGGCGTCACTAATGGGTTTCCCGATCGCCGAAGCGGAGGAAATGCCGAACGTCGCGGCGGATTCGCTGTCGGTGGCCTTCGGTGATTTCCGCGCCGGTTATCTCGTCGTCGATCGGGCCGGCGTGCGCATCCTTCGCGATCCTTATAGCGCCAAGCCCTACGTGCTCTTCTACACGACCAAGCGTGTGGGCGGCGGCGTGCAGAACTTCGAGGCGATAAAGCTCGTGAAGTTCGCGGCGAACTGACAAACCTCCATATTTGGCTTTTGTGTGCGTCGAAGCTCGGCTCCGCTCCTCAAATACGTCTAGTATTCGGCGGTGCTCGCCTTCGCTTCTCCTACTCAAAATTCCAAATCTGAAGGTTTGTGGCGGCAGCCTTCATGAAAAGCGCAAGGCGGTTCTGGCCGCCTTGTCACCGATCACGCTTTTTACGGATATCTCATGACCTATGCCCTGACCACTCCGCCCGGAGCGGAACCGCTGACGCTTGCCGAGGTGAAGGCGCATCTGCGCCTCGACGGCGACGAAGAGGACAGGCTGCTTTCCTCGCTCATCAAGACGGCGCGGGAGCACCTGGAACACGAGACCGGGCTTTGCCTGATCGCGCAGAACTGGCGGCTCTATCTCGACCGCTGGCCACGGGACGGCGTGATTCGAATTCTGAAATCGCCGGTACAAGAGGTTCAAAAGATTACAGTTTACGACGCCCAAGGCGCCGCTTCCGAGGTTCTGCTCGAGGACCACCTGCTGGACGGCAAAGGGCGTCCGGCGAGGCTCTGGCTGCGCGAGCGGCCCGAACCGGGGCGGTCTGTGAACGGCATAGAAATCGATTTTTCCGCGGGATTCGGTGAAGGCGCCGCGGACGTGCCGGACACGCTGAAGCGGGCGATGTCGATCCATATCGGTCACATGTTCGCCTTCCGCGGTGCCATCTCGCCCGCGCAGCAGCCGGCCGGTATTCCGGACGGCTACGGGCGGCTGATCGCTCCTTTCCACATGCGGAGGCTGTGACATGGCGCTGGTCTTCTTCGATCCGGGCCAGATGACCGCGAGGTTGGACCTGGAGGTCGAGCAGGCCTTGCCCGACGGGCAAGGCGGGGCCGAGACGACCTGGGAGGTGCTGGCCTCGATGTGGGCGAGGATCGAGCCGGTCTCGCATGTCGTGAAGGAAGCTGCTTTGGCCGAGAGCGGCATAGTAAGCCACCGCATCTGGGTCCATTTCCGAGATGACGTTAGCCCGGGACAGAGGTTCCGCAAAGGCGCACGCAGCTTCGCTGTGAAGCTGGTGCGCGACCCGGACGAGACCAGACGATATCTCGTCTGCCATTGCGAGGAGGAGCGATGATGACGGCGGCCAATGCGCTGCTTGCAGCGATCCACGTCAAGCTTTCGGAAGATCCCGTGCTGGGAGGCATGATCGGCCGAGACGGCATCCGCGACCGCTGGATTGCCCGTGCGAGAATGCCTTGCATCGTGTTCGGCGATATGCGGACGAGGGATTATTCGACAGGGACGGAAGAGGGCGAGGAGCATCTGCTGACGCTGGAGATATGGTCCGAGGCTGAAGGGAGGAAGGAGGCGAACGCGATCGCGGGGCACGTGCGTGCATTGCTGCACGATGCGGAGCTTGCGCTCGATGGCGCCGTGCTCGTCAATCTGAGACACCTGAAACGCGGACCGGCCGTGACGTCAAATCCAAGTTGTCTCGCGCGGAACTGCGCTTTCGAGCGGTAACCGAGCCAGAGCTATGACGATGTGCCCGGTGCCTTTCGCACCATGGCGATCAGCATCACCACGGCGGCGAGCGCCGCAAGTGCCAGCACCACCGCGACCAGAACGACCGCTTGATGGCCGGCCCGATCCAGGAATGCGGTAAAGACCACCGGCGCTACGGCATTGACATGATTTTGCGGCAGGGCGAGCCGGGCCGACTGGCGACCGAATTCACGCGGGGAGAAGAGCGCGAGCGGCAAAAGGGCGCGCGCTACGGCCAGAACGCCGGCTCCGAAGCCATAGAGCAGGATAAAGGCGCAAAGGCTCGCCGTTGACGGGGGCATCACCAAGAGGCAGGCGAAGCTGAGCAGGATCATGCCCGTGCCGGCGATCGAAGTGAGGAGAGGATTGCCGCGCCGGCCGAGCAACATATCGACGCCCCGGGCCGAAATGCCGATGACGCCGCGCGCGGCTGCGAGCTGCAGTGCCAGTTCCGGCGACGCGCCGGACTGGCGGAGCAATTCCAGAAGCGAGGGCGCCAGTCCGAAGGTGACGAAAGAAGCGATGGTCGTGGTCGCGGCAATCAGCAGGAAAGCCGTCCGACATTGGGTCGCCGACAGGGCGACGGGCGCGACATCGATGCTTGTGCCTTGGTCATGCCGCGTAACTAGCTTTGGCAGGGCGAAGAGATAAAGCGGCAGGCAGACAAAGAACTGCAGACCGGCGCACAAGAGGAACGTCGAGCGCCATCCGATCAGTTCGTTCACGAGGCTCAGAAGCGGCCAGAAGATCGTCGCCGAGAGGCCGGTGAACAGCATCAGGATGGCGATCCTCCTCTTTCCATCGGCGCCTTCGCGTTCGACCACCGCGGTATAGGCCGGGGCCGAGAGGCCGAAGGCGCCGCCCAGCCCGAGGACCGTCCAGGCAATCGCGTAAAGGACGATGCCGCGGGAGGAGGCGAGCAGGACCAGGCCGATCGCAAAGAGGACGGAGGCCGCGGCCAGCACGCGGGCCGCTCCATGCCGGTCCAGGAGGCGTCCTGTCAGCGGGCCTGCGAGCGCGCTCGTCAGCATCATGACCGACAATCCCGCGAAAACGATCTCGTTCGGAAGGCCGAGGTCGGGTGCGATGGTGCGCCCGAGCACGCCAAGTGTCTCGAACGTGGTCCCCCAGCCGATCAGCTGCGTGACGGCCAGCACGGCGACAGTCTGGATGGAGCGGATCGGAAAGGCCATGAGCGTGAGGCAAAGAGGAACGACGACCTGAAGTAGCAGGGCAGGCGCTCCGGCGAAAGCGACATTTCCATGACAGCGGTGCCCGGTGGCGCCTTTTCAATTTTGAGAGGACAGGAAAAATGGTGGCGCAGAAGGGCAAGGATCTGCTTCTGAAGATCGACGACAGCGGGACTTACGTGACGGTGGCGGGGCTGCGCTCGAGACGGCTCGCCTTCAATGCCGAGACGGTGGACGTGACCGATGCGGAAAGTGCCGGTCGCTGGCGTGAGCTACTCGGCGGAGCCGGCGTGCAGCGTGCGTCGCTGACCGGAGCGGGCATCTTCAAGGACCAGGCGAGCGACAGCCTGGTGCGGACGGCTTTCTTTGCAGGCAGTATCCTGAACTGGCAGATGGTCATCCCCGATTTCGGTAGTGTCAGCGGACCTTTCCAGGTGACCGCGCTCGAATATTCCGGCCAGCACAACGGCGAGGTTCAGTTCGAACTGGCGCTGGAATCGGCCGGAGCTCTCATCTTCGGAGCGCTCTGATGACCGTGCGGGCGGGTGGACGCGCGAACCGCAGGCGCGGCGAAGTGGAGGCGGTGATCGACGGAGAGCGCCGCATCCTTTGCCTGACGCTGGGAGCGCTGGCGGAACTGGAGACCGCATTTTCGGCGGGGGATCTGAACGGTCTTGCCGAGAGGTTCTCCTCCGGGCGGTTGAAGGCGGCGGACATGATCCGGGTGATCGGTGCGGGACTTCGCGGCGGCGGCAATCTCTTCTCCGACGACGAGGTTGCGGCGATGAGCGTGGATGGCGGGATAGCCGGCTATGCGCTGATCGTCGGCCAGTTGCTTGCCGCGACCTTCGCCGGTCCCGAGGAGATCGGGGCAAACCCTTAGAGGCCGCAGCAGGCGATGAAGCAGGCGCAAGACCGGCGCAGGGCGGTTGTTCCGCCTTCGACGCGGGTGTCGAGCCATTTCCATGGAAGGCGGCGATGCATGCCGGCTTCTGCCTGCTGCGGCTTTCTTCCAAGGATTTCTGGGCTCTGACGCCGCTCGAGCTTTCCGCCATGACGGGCGCGATGCGGCCGCGGGGACAGGTGTTGCGGCGTGAGAGGCTGGAGGCGCTGATGGAGACGTTTCCCGATGAAACGGCCTTACACCCTTGAGGGACAATCGCAGGGGAATTCTCCCCCTCACCCCGCCTCCGCTCCGCTCGGCGACCCTCTCCCCGAGGGGAGAGGAGAAACGGAAACGGAGCGGCACCTTACCTTCTCCCCACCGGGGAGAAGGTGGTCCGAAGGACCGGATGAGGGGGCATAGCCAGGAACGGCAACCAGATTTCGGAAAGCATCATCAATGGAAAGCGAAGAAGCTGAATTCACCGGTGCACTTGGTGGCGCCGAGGCGCTGGCGGATGTCGTAACCGACCTCGAGGCTCGTTCGCAGCGCTTCGGTGCTGCGCTGACGGGCGCCCTCCGATCGGCGACAATCGGCGGGCGCGGCCTGGAGGACGTGCTGAGAGGGCTCGGCACGCGGCTCTCCGACATCGCGCTCGCAGCAGGGCTGAAGCCGCTGGAGAACCTGCTTGGCAATGCGATCGGCGGAGTGACGGGTTCGATCGTGCCTTTCGCCGACGGCGGTGTGGTGCGCTCCCCGAGTTTCTTCCCGATGGGCGGCGACATGGGCCTGATGGGCGAGGCCGGGGTCGAGGCGATCCTGCCGCTGAAGCGCGGCCCGGACGGCTCGCTCGGGGTTTCGGCTGGAGGCGGCGGAGGCACGCCCCAGGTGGTCTTCAACGTGACCGCCACGGATGCGGCGAGCTTCAGGAAGAGCGAAGGGCAGATCTCGGCCATGCTGGCGCGCAGCGTCGCGCGCGGCCGGCGCGGACTTTGAGGGGGGAGGCGAGCATGAGCGGCTTTCATGAAGTGCGGTTTCCACTGAGGTTGGCGCTCGGCGTCACTGGCGGCCCGGTCAGGCGTACCGACATCGTCAACCTTTCCAACGGCCGCGAGCATCGCAATCAGCGATGGCGCAGCTCCCGGCGAAGCTACGATGCCGGCTCGGGCGTAAAATCGATCGACGATCTTTACGCGGTGCTGGAGTTCTTCGAGGCAAGGGGCGGGGAATTATACGGTTTTCGCTTTCGCGACCCGGTCGACTGGAAGTCCTGCGCACCCGGGGAAACGGTGTCTCCAGGTGATCAGATAATCGGAACCGCCGACGGTACCACGGCCGTTTTCCGGCTCGCCAAGACCTATGGCGATGCAGGCGGAAGCTGGCGCCGGCTGATCGTCAAGCCGGTGGTGGGATCGGTGTTGATCGCGGTGGACGGCGCGCGAATGCCGATAGCGTCCTATCAGGTCGATACGACCACGGGATCTGTGACCTTTGACGACGAACATATCCCGGCGGCTGGAGCAGCGGTGACCGCAGGCTTTGAGTTCGACGTACCGGTGCGCTTCGACACCGATCGGATCGACATCAATCTCGCCCATTTCGATGCCGGACGGATACCGACCATTCCCCTGACGGAGATACTCGCATGAGGCAGGTTCCGGCGGCTCTGGCCGCGCATCTCGAACGCGAAGCCACCACCACCTGCCATTGCTGGCGGGTGAAGCGGCGGGACGGCGTCGTCCTCGGCTTTACTGAGCACGACCAGGACCTGACCTTCGCCGGCACCACCTTCCTTGCGGCAAGCGGGTTTGCCGCGACCGAGACCGAGGCGGCAACCGGGCTCCAGGCGAACTCGGCGGAGGTGGCGGGCGGCTTCTCGAGCGTCGCGATCAGCGAGGCCGACCTGGCGGAAGGAAAATACGACGGCGCCCGCGTGGAGCTCTTTCTCGTCAACTGGCAGACTCCGGCAGAGCATATGCTGCTTGCGGTTCGCGAGATCGGCGAAGTGTCGCGGGCTGGCGGGGAGTTCCGGGCGGAACTGCGCAGCATCGCGCATCGGCTGAACCAGCCGCAGGGCCGCGTCTACGGGCGGCGATGCGACGCTGACCTCGGCGACCGCCGCTGCAGGGTCGATCTGGCTGCCTGGCGGGCGGAGGGCAGGATCGTCGAGGTGGTGGATATGAGCCGGGTCACGGTCTCGGGACTTGGCCGTTTTGCCGACGGCTTCTTTCGACGTGGCATGATGACATTGCCGGACGGCACGAGCCTGGACGTCGAGGAGCATGAGGTGAAACCGGAAGGGACGGCGGAACTCACATTCTGGCTTCCTCCGGACACGCCGTTGAAGGCAGGACAGGCATTCACCATCCTCGCCGGATGCGACAAGACCTTCGCGACCTGCAGGGCACGCTTTGCCAACCACCTGAACTTCCGCGGCTTTCCCCATGTGCCGGGCTCGGATTTCGCGTATTCCTATGCAGATGGGGAGCGGGTGCACGACGGCAGCCCGATTTTCGAATGAGTGATTTGGGCAAGAAGGTCGTCTCGCTTGCCGAAGACTGGATCGGGACGCCCTACCGGCATCAGGGCGCGGCAAAGGGCATCGGCTGCGATTGCATCGGACTCATCCGCGGCATCTGGCGGGAGCTTTACGGCGAAGAACCGGAAGCGGTCCCGCCCTATGCGCCGGACTGGGCGGAGCGCTCCGGCGAGGACCGGCTGGTGGAGGCCGCGTTGCGGCTGTTCGGGCCACCTGTGCCGTTGCACGAGACAAGGCCTGGCGATATCCTGCTGTTCCGCTGGCGAGCTGATTGTGCCGCCAAGCATGCGGGCATACTGGCCGGGCGGGATCACTTCATCCATGCCTATGAGCAAAGCGCTGTGACCCGCTCGGCGCTGGTGCCTTCCTGGCGACGGCGAATCGCGGCGGTGCATAGGTTCCGTCTACAACTTGATGCAACTGAGAAAGTGAATTACAACCATAAGTTGTATAAAGTTCGTTTTGGTTGCATTCTGAGTGATAAAGCTCTATCTCAATGGAGTGAGGAGCAAGGTGTCGGCCCTGCTCCCCGTTTGGCCTTATCTAGCGAATACTACCCGGACGGCGATTGTCCAACCCGTCCGGGTTTTTCGTAGCATAAGCATGATGCCATTTGGCGTTAGCCTCATCACATCATCTCCATAGTTGAAGCAGGGCCTCTGCCGAGGTCGGTGTGGCCTTCCCACCGACGCGCCAGTTGGTGTGGCGCATACTGCTTTTGCGATCAACCGATAACAGCCTATCACGCAACCCAAGCGCGTTTCTAGTGGGGAATGCGCGCAAGAGAATATAAACACGGGAAGTTGCCCATGGCCACCATCCTTTTCCAGGCTGCGGGCGCAGCGCTCGGCAGCGTGTTCGGCCCTGTCGGAGCGATCATCGGCAGGGCAGCGGGTGCGCTGGCCGGCAGCGCCGTCGATCGTGCGCTGCTCGGCGGCGGCTCCACCGTCTCCGGCGCGAGGCTCGCGACTGCACGCATTCCGGGCGCCGACGAAGGGACAGCGATCAACCGTCTTTATGGGACGGCGCGGACCGGCGGCACGCTGATCTGGGCGACTCGCTTCGAAGAGGAAGTCACCGAGGAGCGCTCCGGGAGCAAGGGCAGCGGCCCGCGCATCGAGAATTTCCGCTATTTCGCGAACGTTGCGGTGGGGCTCTGCGAGGGACCGATCGCCTCGATCCGCCGGGTATGGGCAGACGGACGAGAGCTCGACGTGACATCGCTGGAAATGCGGGTCTACCGCGGGACCGAGGATCAGCTTCCGGATCCGCTGATAGAGGCCAAGCAGGGTGAAGGCAACGCGCCGGCTTATCGTGGCGTGGCATACGTCGTCTTCGAGCGGCTGGCGCTCGATACCTTCGGCAACCGTATCCCGCTGCTGCAGTTCGAGGTTGTGCGGCCGGTGGGGCAACTGGAAGAGCGAATCCGCGCGGTCACCGTCATTCCGGGAGCGACCGAGCACGGCTACGCTACGGAAAAGGTGACGGAGAAGACCGGCGAGGGCAGTGCCCGGATCATGAACCGCAACACGCTGACCGCATCCACGGACTGGGAGGCTTCGCTCGACGAGCTGACTGCGGTCTGCCCCAATCTGGAGAGAGTGGCGCTTGTCGTCTCATGGTTCGGGACCGACCTGCGCGCCGGCCACTGCAGGATCGTGCCGGGCGTGGAGGTGAGTGCGCGACGCGACGAAAGCCGGGAATGGTCGGTCAGCGGTGTATCACGGGAGGACGCCTACCTGATCAGCCGGGTCGATGGCGGGCCCTCCTATGGAGGAACGCCGAGCGACCGCAGTGTGGTTCAGGCGATCAACGATCTCAAGGCCCGCGGTCTCAAGGTCTATCTGTACCCATTCGTGATGATGGACGTTCCACCCGGAAACGGCCTGCCGGATCCTTATGGCGGTGCGGAGCAGGCGGCCTTTCCATGGCGTGGCCGCATAACGTGCTTTCCCGCACCCCTGCAGCCCGGCAGTGCCGATGCGACGCCCGCCGCGCGGGAGCAGGTGGAGGGCTTTTGCGGAGGGGCGGCAAGCTCTGAATTCGAGATCGACGACGATCGCGTGAGGTTCCGGGGAGAGGACGAAGGCTACCGCCGGATGATCCTCCACTACGCCCATCTGGCGGACATCGCGGGCGGCGTGGACGGGCTGATCATCGGCTCGGAATTCCGCGGGCTGACCCAGCTTCGGGACGAGACCGGAAAGTTTCCTTTCGTGCAGCAGTTGGTGCAATTGGCAGAAGACGTGCGTGCGATCGTCGGAGCCGGTACGAAGCTGACCTATGGTGCCGACTGGAGCGAGTATTTCGGTTATCACCCGCAGGATGGTTCCGGTGAGGTCCACTTCCATCTCGATCCGCTCTGGGCATCGCCGGCGATCGATGCCGTCGGGATCGATAACTATATGCCGGTTGCCGACTGGCGCGACGACGACGTTGCAAACGGCAATCCCGACGGCTTCCGGCTTGCCGACGATGCGGCCGCCATATCGCGCCAGATCGAGGGCGGGGAAGGCTACGAATGGTACTATGCGAGCAGCGCAGACCGGGAGAGCCGCACCAGATCCCCCATCACTGACGGGCTTGCGCAAAAGCATTGGATATTCCGGCACAAGGATATCTTCGGCTGGTGGTCGAACCGCCACTACGAGCGAGTAAACGGCGCGGAAAAGGCGGAGCCGACCGCCTGGGTACCGGGCATGAAGCCGATATGGTTCACCGAACTCGGCTGCGCGGCGATCGACAAGGGCGCCAACCAGCCGAACGTCTTCATCGATCCGAAATCGACCGAAAGTGGCGCCCCGTATTTTTCCACCGGCGCGCGGTCCGACAGCATGCAGCGGCGGTTTCTTGAGGCGCACTACGGCTGGTGGGAGGGAGAAGGTTGGCGTGCCGGCATGGTCGATCCCGAGCACATCTTCGTCTGGACCTGGGATGCACGGCCCTATCCTGCGTTTCCGAACGATCTTTCGATATGGAGCGACGGCGGCAATTGGCGCACCGGACATTGGCTGAACGGCAGATTGGGTGCCACGACGCTTGCCGATGTCATCGCCGCGCTCCTGTCAGACCATGGCTTTACTGATTTCGACGTCTCGGAGGTGAGCGGAGATCTCGTAGGCTATGTCCAGGGGGAAGTGACCTCTGCCCGTGCCTTGCTTGAACCTCTTCTGGAGGTGTTCCAGGTGGACGTGCGCGAGGACGCGGGCAAGCTGCGCTTCCGCTCGCGAGGCAAGGCCGGACTTTCGCCGCGTCTGCTGACGGTGCTGGCCGATCCCGACGAAGGACCTTTGTGGAGCGAACTGCGCGGGCATGACAGCGATTTTGCAGCGGAGGCGATCCTGACCTCCTACAACCCTGCTCTGAATTACGAGCAGGCGAGTACGCGCTCCCGAAGGGCGCAGGCTGAAAGTCTGCGCATCCTGGGTTACGACCTGCCGGCCGTGCTGGCGGAGGAGACGGCAACGACTGCGGTGGACAATCTTCTCCGCGACCACCGAATAGCCAAGCGGACGCCGAACTTCTCGCTTCCTGCAAGGGAAATCTCTTTGGAGCCCGGGGATGCCGTGCGGCTTGCCGAAGGGCCGGACGGCGTCTACCTCGTCGATCGCATCGAGGACGGAACAGCACGCCGAATAGAAGCCAGGAGGCATGCTCCAGCGATACCTTCCGCCCCCGTTCCCGAAACAGGGAACGTCATAGGCGGCGGTACTGGTTCGGCCGCATTCTCGCCCGTGCTGCATTTCCTCGACCTGCCGCGCTTCGGTTCCGCAGAGGCCTCGGCGTTCGCCCGCGTTGCCGGTTTAGCAAGACCGTGGCGCCGCATCGTCATGTCTTCGTCCGTTACTGGCGAAGGCTACAGGACGCGTGTGGTGCTGGACCGGCCCTCGCGAATAGGCGTTCTGACGGAGGAACTTGCTGCCGGCAATGCCTTCGGACGGTTCGACAGAAGGCAGGCGATCACGATCGACATGCCGTTCGGAGGACTGTCCTCCGCCCATATGCTGGCCGTGCTCGCCGGAGACAACCGGATCGCTATTCGTGCCGAAAACGGTGCCTGGGAGGTGATCGATTTTTCCGATGCGGAAGAGATCGGCGCCAACCGCTGGCGGCTCTCTGGCCTGCTTCGCGGCCTCGCCGGCACCGAGGACGCGGCCGGGGCCGGCGCCGCGGCAGGGTCTCCCCTCGTGGTGCTCGACGGGGCGGTGTTGCCGCTCGGGCTCTCGGGCGAAGAACGCGGCCTGACCCTCAACTGGATCGCCGAAGCTGCGGCAAGCTCCGGCGGACGCTCCGGGCCGCACTCTTTTGCCGGAGGGCTGCGCGCCGAGACGCCTCTCTCGCCGGTGCACCTTCGTGCGGCGCGGCAAGGCAACGGCGATATCTCCATCACCTGGATACGGCGCAGTCGGATCGATGCCGACAGTTGGGAGGGGACGGACATTCCTCTCGACGAAGCCGAGGAGCGTTACGTCATCGAAATTGTCGAAGGCGGGGCCGTAAAGCGGGCGGTGGAGGTGAGCAGTCCGGCCTTTATCTATTCCGCGGAGGAAGAACTTCTCGACTTCGGTGCGCCGCAGGCAGGTATCGCCTTCCGTGTCCGGCAGATGGGCAGGGCGGTCGCGCTCGGCACTCCCGCTTCGGCCAATATTTCACTCTGACCAAAGGAGAAAAACATGGACGACATGAAGGCATGGTATCAATCGAAGACAGTCTGGGGCGCGCTGATCGCGGTGGCGGCTTCGCTGCTGCAAGCGGGCGGGATCGACCTCGGCAACGAGGTTCAATCCGAGCTTGCCGACCTCGCCGTGACGCTCGCCGGAGCAGCAGGCGGTCTCGTGGCAATCTATGGCCGGATATCCGCAAGCACCGGAATTCGCAGCAAATAGTGGGCGCCTGGAAGGTCTGGCCATCATTCATTTGCCATTCAGGGGCCTTTGGTTACATAGTTCCCACATGCGTTGGATATCAATCCTATCCGTCTCATCAGTGGAAGTTGTAACCATGGCGCGACTGCCGATCATTGCGATATTGGCTGCTGGCTTGGCCGCCTTTTCGGGCTTTGCGCCCGAGAAGGCGTTCGCGCGCGACTATCTCATTCTTGTCGCCGGTGACTGCGGTTCCGCTGCTTCGCGGGTCGTCCGCGAAACCGGCGGCCAGCTTCTTTCTGCCGAGCCTTCGTCGGACGGCCAAACCTGCGTCGTGACCGTTCTCGTGCAGGGCAGCGGCAGTGAGCGGCCCCGAAAGGTTACCGTAAGAGTTCCGATGTAA